CCCCCCCCAGACGCCCGAATGGGACACCGGCATGTTATGGTGAAGACGCATACAGAACGGAGACAAACATGCCGCAAAACGGTGGCGGACAAGGCTGGCATTGGGACGAAGAAAGCGGCCAACAGATCATGCCTGACCGCTGGCAAGACTTCCTAGACTGGCTACTCAGAGGACCAGAGCGCCAGCCGCGCACACAGCGCGACTGGGCGACAGAAAACAAAATACATGAAGATTCGCTACGGCGAATCAAACGCGACCACCGGTTCATCAAAGAATGGGACCGGCGTGCAGCAGAACTGAACATCAACCCGGAACGGGTTCAGAGCGTAATCGACTCGCTCTGGCAGAGGGCTTCCGATGGCGATGTGAAGGCGGCTTCTTTGTATCTTCAGTACATTGAGAAGTTTACGCCTAAGCGTAAGGTTGTTGTTGATGATGAGCGGGACGTTGCGGGCTTTAGTGATGAGGAGTTGGCTTCTGCTTTGGAGGCTGAGGTGCGACATTTGAGGATGGTGGAGAGTGCCTAGGGTTGGTAAGAAGCATTATTCGTATAGTGCGAAGGGTAGGGCTGCTGCTAAGGCGGCGGCGAAGCGGACTGGTAAGAAGGTTACTCACGCTAAGAAGCGTAAGTGATGCCGGGGCTTGTGTTGCATGAGGGGAAGTGGGTTCCGTATTATGTGCGGGAAGAGGCGTTGGGTGAGCGCCCTGTGTTGGACCCGTTTTTGGATGATGGGCCGCTTGTATGCGGCGTTGAAGACCCTGAGGTTTGTGAGTCGTGTCAATGAGGTGGGGGATGTCGATAGCGGTGACTGCCCTGTTTCTGTTTGTTGCGTTTATGGTTTGGGGTTTGGGTCGGACGTTACAGTCGTTGTTCGATTAGATGGGGCGTCTGAGTGAACTGCGGCAGGAAGCCGAGTGGCGGCACTGTGTTGCGGATGAGTCGTACTTCTTGCGTATGTATTGGCATATTGCCCATCCTGCTCATGGCCGAATATTGTTTGATCTTCGGGGTGCCCAGTCTGAGGCTTTGAAGCGGTGGGATGATAACCGTTATTCGTTGACTTTGAAGGCCCGGCAGATTGGGTGGACGACGTTGGTCGCCGCCCACCAGTTTTGGTTGGCGTTTTTTAAGGAAGATCAGAATATTATTGATTTGTCGCGTACAGAGCGGGAAGCGGTGCTGCTTTTGCGTAAGACGAAGTATGGGCACAAGTATTTGCCGGATTGGATGTTGGATCGTGGCCCACGGTCGTTGGTCGATCATCAACAGAGGATGGTTTTTAGCAATGGTAGTCAGATTACTTCGATGCCTTCGGCGTCGGACCCTGCCCGTGGCGAGTCTGCGTCGCTGGTTGTAGTTGATGAGTGGGCATTTTTACCTAACCCAGAGGAAGCGTGGGCGTCCATTGAGCCAGTGGCCGATGTCGGAGGCCGAATCATTGGTCTTAGCACGGCGAATGGAAGCGGAAACTTCTTTCATCACTTATGGACGGGTGCGACGACGGGGAACAACAAGTTTGATCCGATGTTTTTTCCGTGGTCTGCGTCGGAGGATCGGGACGAGTCGTGGTATGAGGGTAAGCGGCAGTCGATGTTGCCGTGGCAGTTGGCTCAGGAGTATCCAACGTCGCCTGAGGAAGCGTTTGTGAGGTCTGGTAACCCGGTGTTTGATCTGGATGTTCTTGATCGCATGTATGTGCATTTGCGTGCGGGGGAGCAGGGTTATCTGCATGAACTTCAGAAGAATGTGTTGGAGTTTCGATGCTGACTGTGTGGGAGTATCCGCAGCGTTGGAGCGGTTACGTGTTGGGTGTGGATACTGCGGAGGGTTTGGGTCACGGCGATTATTCGTGCGTGCAGGTTATAGATGTGAAGGAATGTCAGCAGGTTGCTGTGTGGCATGGCCGTATTCCGCCTGATGAGTTGGCTCATGAGGTTTACAATCTTGGTATTTGGTATGGGAATGCTTTGTGTTGTGTGGAGTCGAACAATCATGGGTTGACGACGATTGTTCAGTTGCGTCAGTTGGGGTATCCGAATCTGTTTCGTAAGCGTTCGTTGAATAAGGAAACGAATCGGATGTCGCAGGAGTTTGGTTGGAAGACGACGCGAACGTCGAAGCCTTTGATGATTGATGATTTGGCTATGGCGTTGAAGAATGAAGAATTGGTTCTTCATTGCAAGGACACGATGGGCGAGTTGCGGACGTTTGTTCGCAATGAGCGGGGTTCGATGAATGGGTCGCCGTATGACGACCGTGTTATGGCTTTGGCTTTGGCGAACCAGATGCGCAAGTACGCTTTTGTGCCTGAGTACGTGCAGAAGGTTGATGATTCTTGGACGTTTGATTGGTGGCGCCGACAGGTGCCTACGGGTACCCCGGATGCTGATACCATCGGTTTGAACACGATCCGTGGGACACCCTGAGTGTTGTATAGGACATAACTAGACTAGGAGAGTCCTTTATGAGTAAGCCGAACAAGTACAACGCTTCTGGCATGGGAGCCAACCCGGTTCTCAATTCGAAGCAGTTGTATAATGGCCCTGCCCGTCCGGGCGGTTCGCAGAAGGCCACGTTGCGTGCCGATGAGGGCGGGAACCGCCAGCACAGCAACGAGCAGGCACCGCGTTCAACGCCGCACAACCAGCATGGCATTCATGGTTCGGTTGAGCCTTCGGCCAAGCAGCCGAAGAGCGCCAACCATCCGAGTTGATTCTTCCAAGTAACGCAACTTACGAACAGTTCGAAGCGTATGTTACGGACCTGAAGGGTCCGAAGAGTCGTTTGGAGTTGGCGGAGTTGTGGGAGTGGCGTCAGAAACTGCAAGGTATCCGAATAGATACCGGGCGGGGAATGCGCGCCCAGTTACCTGTTGATGAACAGGACATGACTTTGCGCCAGCGAGAACAGAAGATCATTGATGAAGCCCATGCTGCGGGGCGCACGATTGAGAGGGCGTCTGCCTGATGGCACGCGAAACCAAGGCGGAGGAATTCGCTAAGGTAAAAGAACGCATTGACATGACGCACCGTTGGCGTGTCGATGAGGGGTACGACACCATGTGGCGTCGTATGATCGACATGTACCGGGGTAAAACATACTTCGGGGGTTCTGCGGGAACAGTCGGCAATGTCGGCTACGACCGTGTGTCTGTGAATCTTGCTTTCAGCACCATCAATGTGATCGCCCCTTCGGTGGCGGTCAACCATCCGAAGATCACTGTTACGGCAAACAAGGAAGGCGACGAAGATCGCGCCGTGTTTGTTGAGGCGGTCATCAATTACCTGTGGCGGCATCACGACTACCGGAAGCCTTTCCGGCGGGCCGTGAAGGATTACCTGATTCTGGGTCACGGGTGGCTCAAAGTCGGGTGGCGTTTCGTCGAAGAGGAACGCCAACTAGATCAGGGCCAAAAAGACGCAGAGATCGCTAACGCCGCCCAAGAAGTACAGGACTTTGCCTATGCGAACCCTGCGATGGCTGGGGATCTCCCCACCGATGAAGACATCATCGCGTCGGCACCTTCGACACGAATGGAAATTGTAGAAGATCAGGCATTCGTTGAACGGATCAGCCCGTTCGACATGCTTGTTGATCCTGAAGCGACCTGCCTAGAGGACGCTAAATGGATTGTTCAACGTATCGTGCGGCCATTGTCGGAAGTCAAGAAGGACAAACGCTTCAAGGGTGGGGTGCGTCGTGCGCTCACCGCTGATGCCGGTGTGCGGTACCGGTGGGATAACGATTCTGAACGCGAAAGGTACTCCGATCTTGTTGATCGGGTAAGCCTTTACGAGTATTACGACATCCAACGCGGCACGATGTCTGTATGCGCTAGTTCTGGCGAAGATTACCTATTGGACCCGACGCCGATGCCGTACACGTTCGGGCACCCATACGTCATGCTTCGCAACTATGACGTACCTGACACGTTCTACCCGATGGGTGATCTTTCCCAGATCGAATCCTTGCAGGAAGAACTAAACAAGACGCGCACGCAGATGGTCAACCATCGCAAGCGTTACGCCCGCAAGTACCTGTATCACGAACGCTCATTTGGTCCTGAAGGCCGCGAAGCGCTTGAATCAGACGAAGACGGCAGGTTTGTTCCCGTCGTTGATGAGAACCGGGATTTGAGCGGGGTTGTTGTTCCGCTTCCGCAGGTTCCGTTGTCGCCGGAAATGTACAATCATTCTCAAATCATTGAGGCTGACATCAATACTGTTTCTGGTGTATCCGAATATTCGCGCGGGCAGATGCCTGAGACAAGGCGCACAGCGACAGAAGCCAGCATCATTGCTGATGCCGGGAACGCTAGGGCTGGCGACAAGTTGGCAACGATTGAACACATCATTAGTTCTGTTGCCCGCATGGTGATGCAACTTGTGCAGCAGTACATGACAGACGCGCAGATGATTAGAGTCACCGGCAAGGACGAACAAGATTACTTTGTCGCCTACACGCGGGACGACATCCTTGGCGAATACGACTTCTCTGTTCAGGGCGGTTCGACACAGCCTTTGAACGAAACGGCACGACGCCAGCAGGCAATCTCCCTGATGAACGCTATGGCCCCGCTTGTAGGCGTCGTAGTTGATCCGGCAGAACTTGCAAAGTATGTACTCCAGTTTGGTTTCGGCATCACCGATGGCGAAAAGTTTATGGTGCAGCAACCAACACCAGAGGACATGGCTGCCGCTCAGGCGGAAGCCGGTGCGGCTCCAGATCCGTTTGGCAATCAGCCCGGTATGCCCGCGCCCGCTATGAGCGGCGGTATGGGTCCGGGGCCGGTACCAGATCAGGTCTTTGAGGCGACCGGTGGTGTCCCTCCAGAACTATTAGCGCAACTTCAAAACCAAATGGGAGTTGAACTGCCTAATATGTAATGGGACATCATGTCCCTCTTACTAGGAACACCCGAAAGGATTCCGATGAATATGGAAGCAAACCCAACAAGTGACACGTACAACGTCAAGATTGACGGCGAGGTGCATGAGGTCACATTGGATGAACTCCAGAATGGTTACCAACGACAGGCGGATTACACCCGTAAGACGCAGGAGTTGGCATCCGAACGCGAGAGATTGGCTCAAGGAGAGGCAATCGTCCAAGCATTAGAAGCAAACCCACAGGAAGCAGTTTCGGCTTTGGCTGACGCTTTTGGGGTTGCGGGGGGTAACCAAATCAACAACCAGAATGAACCGGAAGAAGATTTGGACCCAGAGGAAGTTCGCTTGCGACGACTGGAATCTTCCATTGAGGAACATAATCGCGCACTACGACAGCAAACCATGTCAGGCGAAGTAGAGGGACTGCGAGAGAAGTTCAGCGCAGACATTGACGAACGGGAACTTTACGCTCACGCTTTAAAGCACAACATTGGCAATCTTGAAGCCGCTTACGCCCATATGACCTACGGTGATATGAGCGAGAAGGCAAAGAATGCTGACATTGTGGATGAGAAGCGTGCAGCGAGCGTGGTCGAATCGACTGCGGGAAGTCCTGAATCGTCTGTGACTAGCAATGTTTCTACCGCAGTCAATTCTCTTCGTGATGCTTGGTCGCTGGCGCAAGAAGAACTATCCAACGTCTAAACATAGGAGAAAATCATGGCTGCTGGAAACGCAGACTTTGATCAGATTCTCAGCACCACGCTGAAGAATTATGTCCCTAAGTTGGCGGATAACGTCTTCTCTGCGCGACCGCTGTTTTATGCGCTGACCAATGGACAGACCATTCGGCGCATCAGCGGGGGCGCAAAGATCGTTGTCCCCATCATCTATGGGACCAACAGCACCGCAGCCTCTTACGAGGGTTCGGATACTATTTCCACGACTGCTCAGACCGGCATTTCTGCTGCTGAGTACGACTGGAAGCAGTATGCCGCGACCGTTACCATTACGGGTATCGAAGAGGCAAAGAACAACGGTGAGGCCGAGATCATTGACTTGCTGGAAGGCAAGGTAATGCAGGCCGAGGAAACCATTATCCAGAACATGAACACCATGTTTTGGGGTAACGGTGCCGGTAACGGTGGCAAGAACTGGCTGGGCTTGAACGCTCTAGTCGGTGTTGGCAACGATTCCGGTTCCGCTATCGGTGGCATTGATGCTACTGATTCCGACAACTCTTGGTGGAGGTCAACTCTCACCAATCAGGGTGGCGCTTTGACCATCGCTGCTATGGCAACGATGTACAACAACGTGTCGGTCGGTAACGATCAGCCCACCATTATCATTACGGATCAGGACGAGTACGAGAAGTACGAAGCCCTGCTTCAGCCACAGTTGCGGTACACCGACACCAATGTTGCGGATGCTGGTTTCCAGAATCTGCTATTCAAGGGTGCCCCGGTGACGTTTGACAGCGACACAGACTTGGATGGGAAGATGTTCTTCCTCAACACCAAGTACCTGCGCCTCGTTGCTCACACCGAGACTTGGTTCCAGACGACCCCATTTGTGCGGCCGACGAATCAGGATGCGCGTTACGCGCAGATCCTGTGCTACGGCAACTTGACTACGAGCAACCGCTCGCGTCAGGGCATGATTTACGGGCTGACTGACTAAACCGGGAGCAAAATTGTCCAGAGAAATCGCCCTCGTATACAGCAGCAATGCTGAAATAGCGGGGTCACGCGGGTCGGCTCCATCCCACTACGCACCGGGCTCACGCTCCGGGGCGCGGATGGTGCCGGGAGTGACCGACGCCTTGGGGGAACCTCCCGTTTCTTTGGATGGTTTTTGTTCCGCTACGACCCGCCACGGGGCGCCCTGCAAAGCGCGTCCCGTGGCTGGGTCACCCCTCTGCATCGGACACACGAAGCAACAGGCGGCTAAATCGTGACAGCAATGACCATTGCGGAAATGCGTGCGCAGGTGCGTTCGGTTGTCGATATTGATGCAACCGACATTTCTGACACCGTTTTGAACAATATGCTTGGTCAGGGTTACGACACCATTGTTTACAGTGAGAAGCGTTGGCCGTTCTTTGAAGCACGCACAACCTTTTCGACCGTTGACGGCACCAAGGATTACACTCTCACAACGATTGCTGGCGCCCCTGATGCGATTTCGCAAGGGATGCGCGAAGTTGTTGCCATGCGCAACGACGACCATGTTCTTGAATACATCGGCTCCGACGATGCCGACTGGAACTACCCGTTGAATGTGGCAACGTCAGGTTCGCCTTGGGAGTGGAGTTTCTGGAACGACACGGTACGCCTGTACCCGACACCCAGCGCGGTGGAAACAGTTTACGTTCGCGGACTCAGGAAAGCCGATTCGTTTGGTGTCGGCAGTTCTGATTCCACGACCCCTGATTTGCCTGAACCGTTTCATCCTGTCCTCGTAACGTATGCGACCGCTAAGGCGTACTTGCAGCAGGAAGATCCAACAATGGCAAACCAGTACCATGCACAATTTCTTGCCGATTTGGACAATGTGGCGAGGCGTTATGCGGATGTTCCGGCCCCTCAGCCGATGGTGGCTAACAGCCGACGGCCCACACGGTATTTGGCAGGATTCGGGCGGTTACGCTACGCCAATACCGGTGGCGTGATCTGGTAGCGGGCGATGGCCCGCCAATTCAAACTAGAAGTTCTTGAAGCCTTTACCGGCGGATTGAATCTTCGATCCGACCAGTTCAATCTGGCAGAAAACGAATCACCTGACCTTCTAAACGTGGTTGTTGACCCGCGTGGCGGTATCCGCCAGCGCGACGGCGTGGACCGGTTGAATACCACAGCCCTGAGTGCGGACATCGAAGGGATCTGGGGGTTCTTCACTGATAGCGGTACCGCTCAGGTGATGGTCAACTACGGAACCAAGGTTGCTTACGCCACCACCTCCAATTTCACAGACCTGACGGGCATTACCGCCCGTACCGCTGGTACCCGCGTGTACGGGATGACGATGAACAATGTCGCTTACGGGGTTTCAGGCGACAAGGTTTCATTCAAGTGGGATGGTTCTTCCGCAGCGGATCTGGGTCTTACCTTAAATGGTTCTGCGGGCAACTTTCCTCAAGCCCAATACGTCACATTTTGGAACAACTTTGCGTGGGCAGCCAACACGGTCGAATCTGCAACGAACCACAAATACCGGGTTCGATGGAGTAACGCTAACGAGCCGGAGAAGTGGGCGGCTGCCGATTACGTGGACATCGACAAGGGAGAACACGGTGATTACATCACCGGTCTTCTCCCAATGGGTGACCGCCTCCTAGTTTTTAAATCGAATAGTATTCACGCCATCTACGGGTGGGACTCCGACTCGTTTCAAGTTGTAAACGTAACCAACGACGTTGGGTCCATCCCCTTGTCGTCCCCCGTTTCCACAACCTTCGGAACATTCTTCTGGTATGGAAACAATGGGGTCTACGTTTACGACGGGCAACAGTTCATGTGGCTGTTCGCCAAATTGCAGCCCGCCATTGATGATGGGCGCATACGGAACCTAGACAGCAACCCTCCCCAACTGGCATGGGGGAACAACAAACTGTACGTATCCGTGGATTGGACCGAAGGCGGCACAACCACTCGCCGCACCCTGATTTACGACCCAACCTTGGGGGAAGGTGGCGCATGGGTTACGACTGATATTGATGCCGCCCCCCTGTACGCGTTCAACCCTCCGAATGCGACCGCAACCGTCTATGCCGGTTGTGTCGCCAACACCGGAATTCTGGTGGATGTGGAGGATGCGCAGAATCGCACAAGCGACCGGTACAGCGGATCAACTGAAGTTCATATAGAATCCTACTTTGTGACACGATGGGTCGCAGGCCGCGATCCCATCGTGAAGAAACGGTGGGGCCGACCAAGGGTTGTGCTATCTGCGGAATCCACGATCTCGTTGCCTATTCAGATTTACAAGGATTACGACAAGTCAGAACAATCAAATTCTTTCACCTTGTCGGTGACGGGGAAGGTATCTCAGTCCCGGTGGGGTACGGCTAAATGGGATAATGCCGATCCAGATTCGCCGTATTTGGCTGAATGGGATGCGATTGCTTCCAATTTGACGGCAAACGTGCAGAATCTGCCCACACTTGGGACAGGAAGAAGTATTAGTATGAAGGTCAGCGGTCCTTCCACAAATAACCACTGGGAAGTCAACGCGTTGGCTTTCACGTATACGCCAAGGAGACTCAGGTAGATGGCAACTCTCGCTGTTACGAACACATTCTCCGCTGGAACGACTATCGTCGCAGCGGACGTAAATCAGAACAATGACGATATCGAAGCGTTTATCAATACGACGCCCGGTGTTGTTCAGAACGACATTGTTGACGTAAAGGGCGACCTGATTGTCGCTACGGGTGCTGACGCTGTGGCGCGTCTGGCGGCTGGTACGGACACCCATGTTCTTACTGCTGATTCTTCGACGGGTTCTGGTTTGGCATGGGTTGCGCCTACGACGGGTGATATCACCGCCGTTGTGGCAGGCACGAACATCAGTGGGGGTGCGACCAGCGGGTCGGCTACCGTAAATCTGGCGATTGACGCTGCCGTGGATGTCGGGGCTGACGGATCTGGTGTTGACGTAAGTTTCCATAGCGGAACTGCTGGCGATCTCATGTTGTGGGATGCCAGCGACAAGGCGTTGGAGTTCACAGACGCGAAGATCACGATGGGCGACAACCTCATCGAAACGCCAGAAATGAAGGATTACGCCGAAACCGTCAACGCTATTGGTTCCATCGGTGGCGGCACGCAGGACATTGACATCACGGCAGGCAATGTTGTCACCGGAACGGTGGACACTTCAACAACGACGTTTACGTTCAGCAACCCGTCTGCTACGGGTAAGTCGTGTTCGTTCACTTTGATCCTGACCAATGGTGGGTCGCAGACGGTGAACTGGCCCGGTTCCGTTGACTGGCCTGCGGCCACCGCCCCGACGCTCACTACGTCGGGTATTGATATCCTTACCTTTATGACAGTAGACGGTGGGACCATCTGGTACGGGTTCGCTGCTGGGCTGGCGATGGGCTAATGCCTCTTGGGGCGGCTAAAACCGCATTGATGGGAGCCGCTGGCGCGGGAGGCGACGAGGACTATTGGGTTCCCTTGTTGACTTCTACACTGGGAAGCGACGCCAGCACGTTTGAGGTTACGTCGGCGGGTTCCAGCGAAGCATGGTCAGGCTTTCGGGATATTGTTATCCACGCCCGTCTGAAAAACGCGGGAGATTGGCAAACTCAATGTTATTACAAGGTCAACGACACCTATAACAACTTTGAGTGGACGGCGTTCAACGAAGGGGGTAGTGGTAATATCAACAGATACAACCAGTCGGGGTTCTTCAGGGCGCCCACAGGCGGTTTGCCGGGTGTAAATGCTAGTTTCTTTGAGGATCAGTGGCAGTCTTGTATCGTCCGGTTGAACGCCATCAACGACTATTCAGCCCTGAGTACGCATTGTAATGTTCAGATTGAGTCGTACTATCAAGACCTCGCCAACGCCAATGCACATCAACATATTATGGGGGAGAACTCGGTGATGGGGACGACCGCCATCACTTCCTTTGCGTTCTTCGGCGGTGGCTCATTCAACTTAGAGGCTGGTTGCAAGGCTCAGGTGTACGGCATCAAGGGAGCCGACTGATGGCTGCGTTTGATCTAATCGAAGAACAGGTGTTGGGGTCGAACGCGACTAATGTCACGTTTTCATCTATTCCTGCCACATACGCGCACTTGCATTTTGAGATGACGGTGGAAGCCAACTCTAGTGACGAACCCGTTTATGTGCAGTTCAACGGCGACGCCACCTCAAACTATACGTGGTTCAGGTATTATTCGTATAACGGCACCTCTAGTCAGGGCATCCAGTTCGATGCCCACCCAAGTGGTGAGATAAGCATTGGTGACGCAATCGCCCAATCAACTGTTGGGAGTATCGACCTTTGGATTCCCAACTATGCGGATACCGGCAGATGGAAAAGTGTTGTTGGAAAGGTCATGAACAAGAAATGGTGGAGCCAGAGCGGGGGGGCTTGGAAAAGCACCGCAGCAATAAATAGCATAAAGATTTACACTCCGGTAGCCAGCAACCTGAAATCCGGCGGTCAGTTCAAACTGTGGGGATTGAAGGACTCTAACTAATGGCTTACGTTGAAGTATTAGGTCATGCGGAGTTGGGTAGCGCCGCTTCGTCTATCGCTCTGAGTTCGTTGAACAACAACTCTGCTCTGGATCTGTTCGTCATCGCCCAATGTCGGGACGTACAGAGTAGAGCCGCTCCGACATGGCTGAATATGTCCCTGAACGCCAAGACCTCAGACGACAAAACACACAGGGTGTATCAAGATGCAAGCGCGTCTGCTGGCTACCCCAGTGGTGATATAAATAGTAACGCTTATTTCGGCAGTTTGGCCGGTCAGCATGTCAACGCCGGGAACTACTACTCATGTGCGGTTGGTTGGATTATCCACCAAAACACTGGGGGCACCTACAACTGGAACTGGTCGGTGTGGGCAGCCACCATGTATAACGGTTCCACCACCAGCGCTCAACGGCTCGATTTTGGTACCGCCGGTTATCAAGGTACTAGCGGTATGACCGGAGAGATTTCGGATATGTCGGTGTGGTCGGGTTCCGGTTACAATCTAGCCGCCGGTAGCACTCTCACCGTATATGGAACCAAGGCTTCCTAAGGAGCAAAAAGAATGCCAGACCTAGTAGAAAATCCATACCCAGCCGATGTGGCGGTCAAATACACCAACGCATCAGGGTCTTGGGAATATGTTCCCCTCACCGACGAGGAGAACGCTGAGATGGCCGCTCTCAGGTCAGCCAGCGCAGTTGACTTCACAATGACGAGAGATGCGCGCAACGGATACTTGTCTAGCAGCGATTGGACGCAAGGGGCAGATGCCCCGTTGTCTACGGAGAAGGTGGCCGAATGGGCTACATACCGTCAGGCGCTACGAGACTATCCGGCGACTTCAAGCGACGGCACCGTACTCGGTCTGCCTGAGTGGCCCACACCGCCTGAGTAATGAACGAACCGACCGACATCCGACAGGTAAAGATCCCGACCATCGCGGTCGGACTCATACTGTCCGTAGCGGTCATCGCAGGAACAATCACATGGTCGTCAGCACGCACAGTGGCACGCATCGACCGCCTCGAAGAGTCGGTTGAATCCATTGAAGATTCGATGGATATGCACGCTTATGCGCGAGTGGAAGATGTTTCGGAAGACATTCGGGATTTAGAAACACGGTTGGCAGCGATGGAAGACCTGTGTAGCCGTGTGGACGCAATGGAGGAACTGGTCGCTGGGGTGGCTTCCTCTGTAAGCGCCTTATTGATGCAGGACGAGCAGTCTTTCTGGGAGGACTGATGCCTACAGTCGTGTACAAGCCAACTCGTAAGATGTTGGGACAGAATGCGCAGTCTATTGAGTACGAACTTCGCAAGATTCAAGAGAAGTTAGACAATTTGGAAGCGCGAGTAACCGCGCTCGGCGGTTAGGAGCAGATATGGGCATCCGAAGATCAGCGGCAGAGTACGGGTCCGTTATAGGCGATCAGGCATTATCCGTTGCGGGTACCGCTGTTGGGTTGACACGACCCGCTGGCGCTATTGCTGCGATGGTTACGAATGGTGCTGAACCGATTCGGATGCGTTGGGATACGCCTACAGCGAGCGTCGGGCATTACATCAATCCGTATAGTGTGATTGATTTGTATGAAGATGATTTGACCGATGTGAAGTTTATTCGGGTTTCTTCAACCAGTACCGCCCATGTCACTTACTTCGGCTAGGAGGAACGATGCCTTCAAGGATAAGCCAACGTATAGATCAGGTTCCCACCGGGGATATAACTGCTGTGACGACGCCTTCAAATGGGGGCTTGTCCGGGGGTGGAACGAGTGGCGCTATTGCCCTTACTGTGGATGCGAACAATCTGACGGCTCTTGGCGCAACCATCGCTACGACGGATTATCTGGTGATGTACGACACAGATGGGACCGCGACGAAGAAGGTTTTGGTTTCTAATACTGTGGCTGTGTGGGGGTAATCGGTGGCGTATTCGGGTTATGCAGAACGCTCAGGGTCTATGGGGCGTCGTACTCAAGAGTACGGCTATGGTCTTGATGATATTCAGCGTGCTTCCGACCGTTTAGGTCGGGAGCAGTCTATGAATATGTTCCGTACTAATCAGCAGATCAAGAAGGCAGCCCGTGAGTTGCCGGGTTCTTTCAACAGGCGAGGCATGTTGGATTCGGGTCAGTTCCGTAGGGGCCGTGAGATTGCTGCTGGGCAGGCCGAGTTGGGCCGTTCGGGGGTTGAGTCTTCTGCGGAGGCGGCGCGCCGCCAGTTGGATAAGCAGCGCAACTTGTTGGAAGAGAATTTGTATGGCGGTCTGGTCGATGACCAGATCGCTAATGCGATGCGTAGGTTTGCGGTGTCGCAGACGTTGCAGGGTTTGGTGCCGTAATGGCTATGGACCCCGGTCAGCGGGCGCGTTCAGCGCGTGTTTCTAGTCCGATGGAATCGGTAGTTCGTTCTAAGCAGGCTAAGGCTTTGGAGGATGCGGTTGCTAGAACTGCTCAGAAGAGTAGTTACAATCCTGCTGACTTTTCGGCAGCGATTCGTGGCGCTGCCCCGTCCCCAAACACCCCCTTTCAGTGGGGTGACTTGCAGGCGTTGCAAGCAGCGCCACAAACAGACGGAAGCCGACTTGGTGGTTCACCTAACATGCAGGCGATTATCAGAAATGCGGTAGCGGAAGGTGCTGCGGCTGCTGGTGTTCAGCAGCGTCCGGGTCAGCCGATGCCCACCAATTATCGGGATGCTTACAATCCGGCAGATTTTTCGGCAGCGATAACGAAGACGGGGGCTGATACTGCCGCCGAGTTGGCTGCTTTCTTGAGCACTCTTGCGCCGTCGAATGATGGCGGTACAACTACAGATGCTCCCGCTACAACTACAAATGTTCCCACAACTACAGAGGTTCCTGTTGTTGACGGGACTGTTGTAGATCCCGTCGTTGACCCCGATCCGTATGTACCACCGTATGTACCACCGGGGCCAGCCCCTTTGCCTGCATCGGACCCATCAAACTTTTATCGTCCAGCGGATTTGGATTCTGAAATCCGCAGGTTGATGGGTGAACTCACTACAACCGATTACAGCGCAAAGATTAGAGAGATGATTGGTGAACGTCGGACTGGTGTTACTGAGGCTGAGAGCCGCAGGGGTACTCAGATTGATGAGATTGCCCGACAGTTGGGGATTGATGTAGGCGCCCTTGAAACTGGTCGTCTTGAACAGCAGAAGGCTTTGA